TTGCCCTCTCCAAACCCTAACACGGAGTCTAAGTTTCCTGTAGCAAAGTTTCTAGTTTGAGAATTATTAGTAGCTATGTAAATTCCCGCTGGTCCGCTTACGTCCTCAACCGAAAATTGCCTCCAGCTATCAGCTTTCTTATTACAATCATCGTAAATTCCATCTGGAATGTATGACCACACCATTAGTTTTTCCCCTTCTCTACCAAGCTCTAGCTCAGGCTGAGTATGTACCCATAATCCTAAGGCTTGGCCTCCTAAAGCGGTGCTACTGGAGTCTAAGTTGTGGGCCTTAATAGTAACCTCATACTCATGATCAGGCTCTAAAAAGTTTCTAGAAAGATTTGTTAGATCTGAATTATCGATATTAATTCTTAATCTAGGGAAAGAATCGGATTGTGTAGATCTATGATACTTTAAAACTTGATTGTTAATCAAATACTTTGCATAGGAATACTGGCTTTGATTATCCCTAGAGAATCTATAGATAGAGAATGTAGGGTGCTGCGAGAACGTGTATGCAGTTGATGTATCTGTGATCTCGATAGAGCTTAGAAGATACTTGTTTCTAAACTCAGGATTACCTACGGGTAAGTCCGCTGCGCCACTAGCAGCAGAAGTTCCTACGTCGTAGGCTCCTTTACCGTTCATCCCAGAAACACTAAGAAGACCACTACCTCCGTAGTATGCCAAGTTCACTTCGTAGTTAGGCCCACTAGCTGCTAGATATCCACTAGCTTCTAAAGCAGAGCCGTCCGTATCTAGATTAGAATTATAAATCAAAGGTCCGTAAGTATGGCTAAACAAGTTAGGCCCACCACGAAGATCATACAGCCCTGCTGTTCCATGTCCTCCATAGTCGGAAAGATAAGTATTATACAATTCCTGCACAGGTCTACCAAAAGTGAAATGCTCGTAGTAGTTTAAGGATTCATCAGAGGCTTCTTTATTAATAAGATAGTTTCCTATGGATCGAGGAACATCCATACCCCCATAAACCATGTCTTGTGCATACCAGCTACTAAATTCAGAAGGTATTAGTAAATTACTGCTGGTGGTGGTAGGAATCTTACCTTGAGATACAGCCTCAATGTAACCTGACACAATACTAGTGGCTTGGAGATATTTTTCCTGATCATGAACTTTATTCATAACATAGAGTATCTCCTGTAGATCTCCACGCCTTCCATAAGTATTACAGGATGAGGATTCTACAGCCTGTTTGGCTCTCGAAGCAAATGTATTACTTACATCATATCCAAATGCTGAACTAGGAGAAGTAAGGTTCATACAGATATCCCAAACTTCGTTTAAGTTTGCGTAGTCTATAAGTTTTCCAATCCCATACTGATAGTCGTTTTGTCTTAAAGCTACCTGTTGAAATGCTAGATCCGAAGGAATGTATCCTAGAGGCATATATCCTATAGCAGAGGAATAATAAGCAGAAGAAAGTTCCAGGCTTCCTGGATTATTTCTACCCAACCTCGTAAACATTTTTGTTTCTGGAAGCAGGTTACGATAGTTCCTTCTTCTTAAAGTATTTCGAGGGACGCTAGCGTAGGTAGTTCCAGAGAGTAGAACATCATTAATGTTGTCTACCTGTGTTCTTTTAAATCTGTGTTGAGGGATACCATTAGCAGTAGCTAGGGCCAACATATCTACCGCACACACTCCAAAGCCTGTAGTTACTGTGCTAGACCCCTCGTATAAGTCTGTGAAGTTAGGTCTCCACTCTCTACAAGCATTATCAGCTAAAGCGTCCATCCCATCCGCCATAGAAGAAACAGTTAACAGAACTTCGGGTATAGCGTGAGCAGGAACGACTTGATCTACCGCTTGCAGAACTTGGTTTATTGCATACTTAGAAGTGGAATCACGCTGCAACGACTGCCAGCTAAAAGAACTAGCATCAAAAGACATCAAGAAGTGAGAAGACTTCCCGTTCCACATGCTTAATAAGCTTACTGGATCGGGAGTCCTCTCCTTAGTTGTATCTCTTAAAATTTCAGAGTAGTTAGGAGGATAGGTCTTCTCAGGAGTGTAAATAATAAAGTTATTTATAACCTTTTTAATATCTAAGGATTGAGAGCTATTAGTAACAAGGTAATCCCTCACACTCTCAGCAAAACTTTTATCTACCCCATAGCATCTAAGATAATATTCAATTCTTTCGAGCATATCAGGGGTAACTTGAGTATCTGCGTAATACTGTCGCTTCTCATATGGTGGTATAGGATATACTCTTCCTCTATAGTTGAATGAGAAGCTAGAATTAACATCTAAAGTTAATAGCTGAGGTTCAGCCCCTGTTGCAGGAATAGAGTAAAACTCTGTAACCGAGCTATTAAACCCGACCATATTTAGAATTTCTTCCCTTCTCGCTTGAAGAATGGCGATGGACTCAGCAACTCCAGCCCCTCGGTTTGGAATAGGAATACTAAGCAGATCATTAATACCAAATTCAATCTCTGCTAGTCTTTCGTCGCGCACGTCCTTGGTAGTATATGGACCACTATAAGGAACTCCGTTCAACATTAGTTGGGGTACTGGGAAAGGCTTTCCCGCCATGAGGAAACTTTTGGGAAACTCCCTTACTAGATCTAGTAGTATTTTGTCTACTAAGAACTGAATATTTCTATGCATACTATTTGGATCGTAATCTCTTATTCCCAAATTTAATGCTAGTTGTGGTGTATAGGTTGTAAAGTCCTTCAACGCTGAAGACTTAGTAGCTAAAGAATAGTAAAGCAGATCAGGAATATAAGACTCCCACAATTCAGTGATAATATCACTAGTGGTTACGTTAAAGACCCCTGCTGTAAATAAAGTGTCAATGAGATACTGAATAGCTCTCTTAGTACCCTTCATTTTATAAATTTTAACTGCGTTCCTTAATTGCACTCTCCATCTGTCAAAGTCTGCCCCGAGGAATTGCCATCCAATTAAATCTCCTAGAACTTGCAAAAATTCTTGAGGACACTTTCCAATATCATATAGAGTATTTAACTCTGCTTGTTCGCCTACGCCATCAGCTATACTAAATGACATAGCTTCCAGGAATCTAGAAAGAGGCCCCGCCTCAACGGTATCTGTGATTAAAGATCCTGGTGAAGTGGGGGATGAGGTATTGAAAAATGTAGTAAAAGCTTTCTCTACTTTTGAATCAGTAGAGTTTAAAAACTCAGGAGAATAAACAACTGAGTTTAGAGTTTGTAACCTATCCAGGACCTGAACACCACTAGTGTAAGTGCCTGCGCTCATATCCAAAGAGGAAGTGTAGGCTGGCGGAGTTACCTTATCCGCAAGTCCCCACGCTCCTTCATTTCTCCATAAGTGTTCCTCAAATACATTTAAGTTATCCTCTAAAACTAAAGGTCTACCCTTCCATAAAGTATTTGTTAACAACTCAGGCAGAGCAGTGGAAGTATCAAAATATGGGCCTGTTCTGTTTAGGAAGTATACCCACCCTAAGTTCTCAGCGAGATATTTATACGTCCCTGAGGAGTCTGTGGCGAAAGCGTTGTTGGTAAGGGCGGCTAGGTTATCCGTAGCATGGTGTCCAGCGTGGATAGAAGGTATTTTAGGAAGAAGAACACCACTTACATAGTCCACAAACTGAGAGCTAGTAGCGAATTGTTTAAAAGAAGCCCCTAAAGGGTATAAAATATTTCTTTCAAAATCATCGGCATCGATCTGAGCAGGAGGCTTATCCTTATAAAAATAAGAGGCTAGCCCTTCAGGTGAGTTTAAGGACGATAAGTTAGTATCGTATGTAAGCCCTGATAAGGGAAGAACTGTTTGTTGATTTTTTACAGCTAGAATGTGAGAGTTTATTAGCTGGTCAGGAAAAGATACTTGTACTCCACTAATCGCTTGTTCGTCTGCAAAATAAAAGTTAGGAACAATCTGTCGGATAGCCTCTAAGTAGTTTCGTTTAAAGTATTTTTGAGCATCTGCTGCATTTTCAACATTATCTCTAGCGGAAACTACCGCTACAACTTCAGGCGTAATTTGATTAAGGCTATTCCACCTAGCTTTTTTTACATATCTTCTGGACATTAGATTAGAACAGTATTAATGGTAAAGTTATTAAGTTGAATTATTTCATTAAATTCAACATTAGTAATATCTGGCAAGTTATCGACAGTAGCATACCTTACGTTAGGTAATCTAAAGATTTCTCTAGTAAGTTCAGTAGGCAAGAAAGGCTTTCCGAAATCCGAATTGTCGGTATTAAAGTGATTTACAATAACATTAGCTACTTCTTGTTCTACTTGAGCTTGGAAAGTTTCTAACTCTCTATCAATTCTAATTGTTACCACAATATCCAAAGTTCTAATAAGTCCGTCAACAATAACAACTTCATCTGTTAACATTTTTTTTGGTTCAATTTCTTCTAGTAATTCTTTCTTAAAAGTAGTTGAAGCTTTTTGTAGATGGAGGTTGTCTAACTTCTCTAAGGTATAAACATCAATAATATTTCCTGAAGAATAAGCATCCCTTACAGCAGCAGTTGTTTTTCCTACCGTTCCTTGCTTGCTTCTAAAACTATTTCCAATAGCAATAAAGTCTTCGAGAGTTACTACTCTGTCTTGTCTCTTAAAAGTATAAGGAGCATATTTTTTTGCGTGCTCTACTGTTTCCGCAGGCTGCCCCCCAGTAGCAGGAGTATTATTTTCTGTGGTAAAGATTAATGTATTAGCACTGTCAGCTACGTTAGCAGTTGTTTGTACATTAATAATCCCTGCTCCAATATTTCCGCGTGTTCCGCCCCCTACTCTATAAAGAATAGAAAACTCGGATCCAGCGGGAGGAGAAATTCCTAAGGCACCATCCCCAAACAGAACTGTTCCTGCGTAGTCATCATCATTAATGACCTGAAAAATTTTATCAGTAGCCCCAGAAGCAGCGTAGAGTCGGTCTACCTGCTGGTAAGCTCCATTAGCAGGATCGTCTCCATTAGAAGTAGTAACCCATACCTGGACGGATCCATCAATAATAGGGGAGTTCGTAAGAACTACTCTTTTATTTGCTTCTAAGGTATCGAAGGTTCCCTGTTGAAGTGCTAAGGATCCTTCCAGTAAAGCTACGTTGGTAAATACAGAGCTAAGAGCATTGTCAGCCTCACTACCCTCTAGTTGAAAAGAAGCAGCAGCATTTGAGATATTCTGAATAGCATTATTTTGAATCTTATAGAGGCTGTAATTTACTGGTGCTCCGTCTTCTTTAGAGCTAATAGCAAAAACTCTATTTTCGGGAGTATAGGTTAGTGGAAAGTTTGCCACTACAGGTTCCGTAGTACAGGTAAGGCGAGCATTAGCTCCCGCAGCTAAGGGACCCCTCATGTCTACTCCAATTAGTTCCAAAAGCTTCTGAAGATTGTCTCTAGTTTTAACAGTTCTTAGGTAGTTCTCATTGGCTAACATATCTCCCTTTAAAGATAGCACTGCCCCCATGTAAGATACTAGCTCTAATAACATTACTCCTAAATCGGACTCAGAGAAGTTTTGATAATCTAGTGGGTATACTGCTTTCACATAAGCAATAAGATTTTCCCTCATAGAGTAAAAATCAGTTCCTGCAAAATCAATATACTCTTCTTTCTTGCGGTCTGGGATCTTCCCCAGCTTCATAAAATCTGTTGCTACTGTTCCTGAAAATACCATTATGCTAATGTAACCTCGACATCAAAAATATCTAATGACTCATCCAGTACTTGGAGAGTTAACTTAATAACAAGCTCGTTTCTAACTTGCTCTATGGGTGTTGAAAATACTGAAAGAGAGATAACATTTACTATGGAAAAATATTGTTCTAAAGTTTTTAAAATTTCATTTTTCATTAAATAGTAAGTGGTTTCATCTAAAGGCTCAAACAAATATTTTTGTAATGAAATGCCATAATTAGGAATCATTACCCTCTCTCCTCTTTCACAAAGAAGAAGTTGCCGTAAATTATTTTTAATTAGGGTAGCACCATAAGCCTTACCAAAATAACCACCCTCACTTACATTGGCCTTTAAAGACTCAGGTGCGCCCGTGATAGTGTTGAACTGTCCCGTTAATGGGTAATTAAATCCAAATTTTTGTTTAAATTTAGAGGCAGAATGTCTTTTTACAGCGATGCTTACTTCGGCTCCATAGGTAGTGTTAGAGGTAGTCGTTGCCATAATTAATACGAGTAAGTCCTGATAGTGGTAAAGAAGCCTTTTTGAGCATTATAATTCTTTAATGCTTCAGAAGCAGATAAGGCCCTGTTATATAGCTTCAGACTTCCAATAAAGCCGTGAAGACCACTTTTTTTACCTCCCCATTTTCCACCCATAAAGTTCATACCTTCGTTGCTATCCTGAGAAGTCCCTTCTAAGGCATGAGGATGCATTCCATCGGTATACCCTCCTCCGATAATCCAAGGTGTAAAAGACATGCCCCACCCTGGATTTCCCTCAGGGATTGGTCCATCCCAATACCAAAAGTCTCTATATCCCAATCTGTTTGGGGGGAACAGGGGAGCGTTAGGAGGCAGTTCGGCTTTATAAGGGGTATCATATGCAAACGAGGATGCATCGATCATAGAGGGGATCTGAGGTGCTCCTGCGGTTGCAAAGGTGGCTTCTACAGATTGCTCCTTCAAAAGGTTACCATTAAGATAGATACTTACTAAGTCAGCCCCGTAATCAACTGTGACCGTAGTGTGTATGAATGCCGCAGAACAATCATTAAAACTATCTCCATTACTGGTAGTAGTAGAGGTGTCTACAGCTATGCCGTAATATCCACTAGGGGGAACTTCGTCTTGAGGACAATATCCTATATCAGCAGAAGCTGCGAAGAATGTAACCCCACTAGTATTAATGGACTGTGTAGGACTCATATGAAATACTAATCCCTTAGTAATATCATTATCCGAGGGATTATTACTAGGATCGGACCCCTTAGTAATTCTTCTATCTCGGCTAAAGCCCATCATTAACCCTCGTATAGAGTTTGATCCCAGAGTAGGTCCAACCGTCCACGTATCGGACTCGGTGGAGTTACTACCTCCTCGGTTCTCACATCCAAGAACTACTCTGTGCAGAGAAGATAGTGATTGATCTCCTGCCCATCCTTCACCATTAGCTTCAGCTAAATCAGGAACATGGGTCCAGAAATCAAATGTAGCTCCTACTTGGTTATACAACAAACTGTCAACCTGATTAAAGCCACTCTTAATTCTTCCGTAGCCATAGGGTCGATAAGCTGAGTAGAGATAGCGATTGTTATTTGCATAGCTTGAAGCTTTAGGGTTTCCGTCCGAACCGCTAAAGAAGTTACAAACTCCTCTAAAGTAAGGAACCCCCACTCCAGAAGGAAACATACTAGGGATGGAAGAAGCTACTAACTGAGTAGGTCTATCACTTGTAGAGCTAGCATTACAGTTTATTGAAAAGTATTTATCAGAGTCAGGCTTAACAATATCTGCGTCTAAGAAGTTATAGATGGCTACTAAATTTTTAGTAGCCACTTCGTCAGTGAGAGACAAGACGGTTCCCGAAGTGCCACTTACTGGGAAGTCTGAAGTAATGATTTGACCTACTCCAACAGGAGGAAGCATTAACTCACTAACCGTAAATTCGTCTTGCGGGACTGAACTCTTAATAAACTCAGGGCATAGAGGAAGGACCACTCCTGAGACCTCTCCAGGATTAAAAATTAAATTCTCTTGCTTAGATCTTTCGATAGCGAGCAACCCACTATCTAGATCTTGAAAATTATTAATTGGAATCTGTCCCTTAATAGCAGGGGCTTCCTGAGGAGCTAGAATTACATGAACTTCAATTTGTTTTTTTCTTTTCTTAATTTTAGAGTCATGAGTAGAAATTACAGAATATAAAATTTGACGCTGATTAGTAAGAACTGCGCTGTCCTCAGCATACCCCTGAGTTTGAAGTTCTCCAATGTAATTTGAAGTGTCATACACTTGCCTATTGCGTTGATCAATTAATACTTGTAGGAAGTGATCATCATCATAAAATTCCTGCATTGTAGGACTTTCATCGATATGCTCTATATCAAATGCAGTGTTAGCCCATTTGTTAAAGGTAGACCAAGTAACTTGCTGGCCCTTTCCTCCAAGGTTTGGATTATACTTAAATAAGTATTCTAAAGATTGCTCAGGTACACCTGTTCCAGGAATTGGAACACCATCCTGATTAAAGTAAATAGCGTTGACGATATTGGTAATACACCCAGAGTAATCTAAACCCCCTCCATAGGAGTCGTAGTAAATACCTGTTTTAGAAAATAGATACTGTCCTTCCTTGGAGACAGGGGGGAGCATTCCACTAGCATTAATTACATCCACAAAAGGATTAAACTCATCTTCGGCATCTGAAGGAATAATTGGAAATCCACCTGGGCCAGCTACAGCATCTGTTAACTTAAATCTTGTAGAATCTCCCAGAGCATCTCCTAGAGTAGGAGGACCGTTGGGATCTGGGTTAGGCATATTCTTCCAGAACACAGGCTCTGGGTTATTTTCTGGGTCAGCGGCTCTTGCTTGAGTGATCTCTAGAATTTTTTGTTGTTGTGCTTCGGCCTGAGCAATAAACCCTGCGGACTGCTCTAGGGCTGATTTATTTTGATCAAAAACCTTGCTAGCCGCTACAAGTGGTGGCGGAGGGGCAGGGAAGTTAATCACATTACCATTAGCATCCACCATATCAAATCCCGCTAGTTTATCTGCTAATGCTGAAGGGCCTTTTTGAAGAGCACCAAAGGTCTTCATCTTGTCAATACAGTTTTTAATTAGATCAATCTGTTCCCCAATATTCTCCCCAATGACCCAAGCTTCTGCTCCGAAACCTAGAATAGTTCCCAAGCCATCTAAATCATTCACAGCATCTAACGCTGAATCCTCAACTCCCCTGTTAGAAGAACTAGAAACAAATACAAATCTACCTAAGTTTGTATTATATTCTACAATTCCTGTATCTAGGAATACTTGTCTCATCACATCCTTAAAAATAGAATCTGCTAGATCTTTCCCTTCTCCAATTGAGTTGTTAAGGTCATTAAGAACTGGAGAGGGGAATGCGTTAAGAACATCTTTTGAGAAGTCCATCATACATTGAGGCACTCCAAACTGTGTCCCCATAGCATCTAGGACTGGGTTAGAAGAATTGGTTACAATGTTTGCTGTTTTTGAAAAATCGAATGAAGCCATAATTTATATAGGGTTAGGACGGTGGGGCTACGTATCCAGGTGATGGGTTAAGATTGATATTAGGACCGCCGTTGATGGTTACATCTGTTCCATTAATATCTACAGTTGTACTACCATTAATATCTACTGTAGGTGCAGTAATTTCTACTTCTATATCGCTTTGTAGAGTGATCTTCCCTTTAGCAACAATATCAACACTACCTCCAGACTCCACAATAACTCTTGAATGCGGTCCAGGAGCACTAACAAAAATTACAGAATCTTGTGCCTCAGCTTCTAAGGAGATATTATTATGGTGAGAGCGCAACTTAATGCAACCTGTGGTTTCGTTACCAAAAACACCTTGTCTAGTAGAATAACCTCCTGCTCCAGGATCTCCGAGACCAGTAGCGGGGGCACCCCCTGCGTCTACTCTTCCGTCACTATTTGTAGAGGTATCTCCATACGCAGCCTTACCAGTAGATTTATTTTCAATCTCTACATTGAGACCATCCTCTACCCACATATGGAATCTATTAGCTAAAGTATACATGTTGACAGGTCCGTGAGTTCTCATATGATACTCTCCTGCTGCAAAAGGACTATCTTTACTACCTGTCGAACTCCAGATAAAGTAGTCTTTTCCTTTATGCTCATTTGTCATGACAATGCCATTAACAATAGGAGAATCTATAAGTTTAAATTGTTTTCCACTTCCACTTTGCATACCTATGGCATAGTTTTGAAAAGGATCCTTGGATTTAGAAACAGAGTCATACTGACTTGAAATCTTAAAAGCATCCCCACGGTGATTACTTAGTCCAATAGCCTCTGGGATAATCCCCTTTCCGTCATACATGTCCTTAAATGCGGAAGGAAAGCTAGGCACCTTCTCAGGCTCTTGCATTGCTGTTTCAAACTCTCCTGTCTCAGGTCCAAAAGTACCAGTTTTATCTTTTGGTACATAATCATTGCTTGGGGGTGCTTCGGTGCCTGGAGGAGGAGTAGGAAGACTGTCATTGGCCCCAGGAATATCTCCCATTAAGGAGCCTAAGTAATAATACCCTTTGATCCGATCACCTTCCGAAGCTACATCATCCTCATATGCACAGAGAATTTGACTACCCACCATCGGGATTGCAACAAAAGCTGCCTCAGTATTTCCGTAAGGAGTTACATATCGCACAGGCTCTTCCTCATACCCTTCGCCATCTGAGATTTTGAAGGATACCATAAATTTGCCCGTTTGAGTAACGTCTGCTTGATTGATAACTGTTCCAGTTTTTAGTCTAAGTGCCATAAGTATTAATTAATAGGTAGTTCTTGGGGAGATGTGTTAGATTTTTCATTAAGCTCCGTGCCTTTGGCAGGATCTTTCATGATGTAGAATTCAGACTCCGCCCTGCTATTTGTTATAGTATGCTTAAAACCAGCGATAGTATACTTACCACTAAACCATGTTCTTTGTAGGTCTAGTTTATTAGAGCTTTGATTAAATCTAGGCTCAATACATGTTAAGAGGCAAGGTCTTCCCATGGTATTTCTAGTATTAGATAAATGAAACATGGGAATAGTAGAGATACTCCCAGCAAACGGCTGCTCTGCTACTGTTTCCTTCATTTTAGTACTAGTAACTATTGACTGCCCCAATGGATCTGTATTAGAAGGCATTAGACGAACCGACAGAGGAACTTCTTTTGATTTGTTATAAAGATTAACAAAATTTCTCCACATAAATTTATAATATTCTTCTTTATCATCTCCACCTCGATTCTTTATTTTTCTTGCAGAATCCTCTGCTGAGTTATTATTTAAAGCATCAAACGTATCATAAAGTTGTCCTTGTTCTTCAGTAATTGCTTCCCCAAACCAGTTTTTTAAGTATTGTTTAAATAGTTCAGGGGGATCATAAGGATCTCTAGATTTATATTTATCTCCTATGTCTACTCCCTCAGCTACTAATCTTTCACGAGTTTCCTTTATCTTAGCTTCGCTTCTCGTATCACTCTCAATTATTTCTTCTAACTTTTTAAAGTATTTATTAATAAGTTTACCCTGTCCTGGTTTAATAATCCCCGTTGCAATTTGATTAGAAGGATCAGGGGTCGGCACAGCCATTCCTAAAGCAGCGTAATAAATTGCATCTATTTCAAAATCAACAGATAAAATATTAGGGTGGCTAGTTCCAAAAGAAAATACTGGCATACGATTTACCTGTATAGGCTGAGTCCTTTTAAGTTCTCGTAATTGAGTAGAAAGGATGTTAGAATCTCCAGCAAAGGTATCGAACATACTCACATCCTCGTTTGCAGAAGCCCAGGGTACCTGCCCGAAAGCAGACAACCAAGGAATAGGTATAATGTAATCCTCTACCTTTTGCATATAATCATAATCTAATCCATTTAGAATATCCATAGGATGAATTACTTTTTTTAGCTTATCGGTCTGCTGCTTTCGCTGTGATCCAGTATTCTCACTATCTTGAGTTTTTTCTAAAGAATGAGCTAGCAAATAATCTGTTACTAATTCGCTGTCTCCCCAAATAAGTGCGGGTTTATCATCAGAAGGAATTAAGGTAGCTTCTTTCATTAAAGTTAGGATATTAAAATCAGTTTCTCCTATAGGAAGGCCAGAGTCTTTAGGCAATTGAGGGTTAAGCGCAGGAATCGAGCTAGTTGAAAACTCAACAATTTTATTATTAATGCAAGCTGCCACATTCTGTAGTTTATCTAGATAAGAAGTAGACCTGTCATAATCACACTGTACGATTGCTTTAATCTCTCGGCTTTGAAACCAGTCAACTATTTCTTCTTTTGCAGTAACAGATTTTTCAAGGTTAGCAAAAGTGCTCCTGCCTATGGGTTGGGTAGTAACTGGTTCCCTACCAGAAATAGCATACCTACTACTTTCACTTAATCCTAAACCGATTCCTTCTAACGCTTCCCTAAAAGCTCCGTAATATGCCAATCCCATTTTTAAATCCCATTCGTTATCGCTAAGAGGGGCAAACTGATAATACGTCATTATTTTAGTTCTTTGCTCCACCAGGAGGGTCTCTAAGTAATTGGCAAGATACTTATCTAGGTCTGGGAGGAGAACGAGGACGTTATTGTTTTGCGTTCCTGCTTTAATAAACTCGGTGAGGGCTTGTGTAACTGCCAAGTGGAAACTTGGCTTTGAAGCATTAATATAGGTGTCAACAGTATCAAACACCTCCATAGGCAATCTCTTGTTTTTTGCCTTTAAATATTTTTTGTAGTTTTCTCTTTGAGACTTTGTTTGATCTTTGTTAAATAAAGGATCCGAAGATCCCTTAGTTAGAAGACCTTTTGTAAAGGCTTCCCCAAACACAGATAATCCTTCTCCGACAAGAAGATTTGGATGTGTTGCCGAACCCATCTTCAAGGATAACTTTCTAGCCCCTGAACCATTAAAGGAGTATTTTACCGAAAAAATGTTTCCAAAACATTGGGGCCGACTCCAGTCTAGTAAGTTATCCCCTATTCCATAGGTTACATATAAAGGTCTTTGAAATTGAGAAGTAGCACCCTCTTTCAATGCCTCCTGCTGCCTTCTTTTTAAGAAAACATTTTCTCCTAAATTTTCTTGGCTAACATCCTCTAACTTAACAAGTTCTGAAGTTATCTGTGCCTGTTTGTCCGCAATGGATCCAAGCAGAGATTTTCGCTCTTTGGAAGATATCCAACTGGTCGGACCTCTCTTATGATCCATAGATCTTTTTAGTTCAAGAGCCTCGGCGTTTAAAGCCTCTTTATCTCTCTGTAGCGTTTTAATTCTAGCCGCTAACGGGTTATCTTCAATGGGTAGCATAGCCTCAACACTGTTATCGAGCATAGCTTCCTCGAAGAGTCCTTGAGGATCTATAAGTTCAACCTCTAGAAACATACCGTCAGTCTTATTAAGCGAATGCTGAAGCTTTAAAAAAGTTGACGCAGGAGAATTATTGAATATATAGGTATGAGCTTTTTTACCGCTAGCTCTATCGGCAGCATCTAGCTTTTTTTTCTCCTCTTCAAACTCCTTAAAAGAATGAGATGCTTGAAAAGCCATCATTATCTCAGGGCGATAGGTCATTACAATGTTAATAGCAGGAGCATTCATAATATATAATAGTTATTTAGGAATACGAATGGCACTTCCTGAATCAAGCTGTTCGAATACATCAAAAATACTATTTCTTTCACAAATTACCCACCATTGAGTAGGAGTATTGTAAAAAAGATTAGAAATTAAATCAGGTCGGTGAGCATACCCAGAAGGTATATTACCATTAATAAAACCTAGGGCCTGAGTATTATTATCCCCAGAGTATTTGGACTCATATCTTCTACTTCCTACAGAAGTTCGAAATATCTTACCCTTATGCGTAATTTCTACTTCACCCGCCGATGGTCTATTTTTTGTTACTCTGTTATCCATTTAGCTATCTGCCCAATATCCTGCGGCTGGGAGAGGATCCACAGTGTATGGAGAATTGATTGCGCTCTCCCATCCCGTTAAGTTATCCCGCTGCGTTATTACTGCGGGAGCGTACTCTTGGAAATCGCCTACTCTTAGTTCTTCTAAAGTTAGATTAATTTTAATTCTTCTAGGGGTTAGAGTTTCTAGATCGTAACCGCTCTCCTCTTCAAACTTAAGAGAATACTGTTTACATATACACGGAACGCTTTGATACAAAGTTCCGAAAGTTAGTCTAAGAAGAGGAGGTCCTTGCATGGGATCACTAGCATTGTTAACAACAGAAGTTCTTAAAACAGCGATGAAAAATAATAAAGTATCTAGTATCTTGCTTGATTCATCAGGGTTCATAGAAGCTAATAGCTCTGGGGTACTATTCCCAATGTCATTAAGGAAACTAGAACCTGTACCATTCGGCTGAGTGACCGTACTGTTTGCATCATTTTTAAGTGCGAAGTAAGCTTTTTTAACAGCCAAAGATAAAGATTTATTAGCATCTCCGACTACAGGATTTGCACTGAATTTAGAAGATTGAGTAAATAAAGCTTTTTCTGATTGTGGTCCTCCATTAGAGAACACTCGCATAAACCTGTTTATTCCCATCTCATGCATGGCAAGATGAGGAAGGGTGTAGGTCATCTCTACTTTAAAGGTTCTAGACTTTGAACCTAAGTAAGCATACAAACTTCCTGCTCTTCCCACTGGGTTGTAGTCTGCGTAATTTGCTGCCTGTGATTCACTAATTGTAGGATTTTCATAAAAAGGAAGGAATACAATTGTGTTATCTTGGCCTCCATAATGAAATTCAATTCTAGATCTCTCAGGTAAGTATCTATTCCTAAACATCTTATAGTAAGAATCAGGTTCATGCAAACTTGTAGTGTTGGGTCCATTTAAAGGTACCCCCCCATTCCAAGGAGCATCATTCGGCTGCAAAGGTCCTACGGGTAATACCATTAGCGTCTACTCCCAGTGCGAGCTTGTCGTGGGGAAGGTTTATTTACGTTATTTGTAGCCTCTACTCCTTGAGCAGCAATTGCGTTAGACACTAGTTGAGCTTCTTTGAGTTCCTCAAGTACTTTAACCGCTTGCATATTGGAAAACGCACTTTGTCCTGCTCCCGCTTTTAAAGAAACCGAATCCAGGTATTTAATCTCTCTAATCTGTGCAGTAGTTTGTGAAACTTTTTGAGCGGAGTTGTTATCTTGTTTGGAACCCACTATTTTGGGTTCCTCAACATCTTCCCCAAAGAAGCTAAAAGCATTAGCTATTTTTTCTCCTACCCATTTCATAATTTCCCATATACCGTTAATGAGCTTCCCAGGAAGACTAGTTATACCGTCCCAAATATAGTTTCCTACCCATTTCATAGTTTCCCAAATCTTAGTTCCTACTACTTTATAAATATTAATCATCCCCGTGATATAAGTTTTAACACCGTCGTAAATATAATTTCCTGTCCATTTAATACCTTCCCAAATATAAGTTCCTACATTTTTAAGGATATCCCACCCTGCTGCGAAGAAATCAGCAATTTCATCTCTAAAGTAGTAAATTACCCCAACGATTGCCGCAATAGCTAATAAGATCTGTCCAAATACTGGGATTGCCGTGAGCGCACCAAGTAACATAGGACCCAATTTTTTAAGACCTGTCATTATTGCACTCACCATGCCGCCTTTGCCAGTAACGCCTGCTACACTCATTAACTTTCGGGTGGCACTAGCGGCAACAATGGCTGAAGTTAATGCTGCGAGGGCGACAATTACCTTCCCGATCTTAACTGCCATGTCTTTATTATTTGTTATAAAGTCTAAGAATCCTGAGGTCAGCTTCATCACTGTCTCTTTTAGAGGACTGAAAACTTGTGACACAAAGTTATTCCAACTTGCATTAAAGTTCTTATCTAGTTCTTGTTTTTCCCCGACACGTTTAACATGTTCCCCTAAACTTATACCTAAGCTACCAGCTTCTTTTTCTAGCTGCTCCAAGACGAGTGCAGCATCTCCGAAACCCTGCCCCATGGTTTTTTCTAAAGCCGCAATAGCTACAGCAGGGTCAGCCCCTCCCCTAACCATTTGATCAATTCGATCTTTAGCTATAGTGCCAGCTTTAACTACCATCTGTAAAGCATTCTGAGTAGCGTCCCCTTCTCCTTTTAGTAAAGCTAATCGCTCTTGAGTGACCCCTAGGGCTGCTGCCGTAAACTGTCCTTCGGCTGAGGTCAGGGTTTCTAATAGCTTGGTACCCATATCCCCACCTTGCTTGCCTAAAGCAGCACTGATCTTTACACCAGCCTCTGCCATCTCCGCTCCAACTCCCATGAGTTTGAATGCCCTCATACCTTTCTCTAAACCTCCTAAAGAATCCATCAACTCCTCGGAAGACATTTTATAGTTTTGAGATAGTCCCTGGATGGAAGACATCAAAGCAGTTTCCTGCTCAGTGCTAAGGCTCATTCCTTTAGTAAGCTTAGACATGCTTTTTAAAAGTTTAAGAGAATTTCCACCTGTAACTTTCGTGTAGGCCGCAAGCTGGTTTGTGGCAGCATTGCTTGATTTCAAACCACTTTCGAACTGCTCATAGCCGATCTCCACAGCCTCTCCAAACCCCGTCACTGTACCAGCAAGTTGTGTTTGTTGAGCAGTAGTTTCCTGTAAAACTTTACTCAGTCCCATGCCTCTCCCTAAGCTTCTCTCTTGCATCTTTAAGGAGGATTGAAAAGCAGAGTTAAGCTGCTTCATTGTCACTGATTGAAGCTTATTAACACCTAGTAAAGCTTTTCTACTAAGTTGAGACTGAGCGGATTGTTTTTTATTTGCATCCTTTGCGTCTGAACGTGCTTTTTCCGCCGCTACTCTCCTTTTTTCAGCGTTTTCGGCGAGAGTATTAGCGTCCTGCATTGCTTTAAGCAAATCCTTCAAGGCTTGGTCGTTGTTTCCTGCTGGGGGTATTGCTGTCATATTAACTACCTAATTGAACTTTCCATATGCTTTTCATTTTAGTAAGCTTATAAGTTCTGTAACTGTCTAAGCCTAATAGGGAAATAAGGCTTTCTTTAATTTTTCCGTAGTAAGAAGCCCTTCGTCTCTTCTTATATAGGTTCTCTAGAATAACATTTATAACTTCCGCAGAACTACCATTATTTAGTCTAAAACAAGAAACCAAAGTACCCTCTTTTCCTGGGAAAGTACCATCTCCCCGTCTGCTTTTAACTATTAAGCAGGTACGCTGTCCCCTGCTACCTTCACCCACTCCTAAGTAATACCTAAAAATAATGATATCTCCAGGAGTCATTCTGTCTGCACTGGGGGTAGAGGGAGAAAGGAACTTTTTTTGGTTTTCTCCTATTCCACTTAAAAATTTCGTAGTTTCTTTTGAAAATTCACGCATTGCTACCTCTAATAGTTAGAACATATAATAAACATGAATACCGATATAGATTTAATAGATTTTATGGATTTAATTAATTTTACTCTACACAAGGACTTTGTAGAGAAATGGAGATACAAGTACTCTGAAAAATTTATTAAACATTTTCAAATAAAGGTTCTTGAATCCTTAACCAAGCAGAAGATTATTAAACTAAGTAGTCTTTACAATTATCTAACAAAGAAATGTAGATATTCTGGGGACCAAGTAGACAACTTTTTTGATTCTATTGACATACTTATATACTACCCATTGATTATAAATGACAATTCCCGATAATAATGATCTAGAAGACCTTATCACTGCCTATGTTATAGCAGAAAATAATCCTAGATTTGCAGCTTTGATTGGCTTCATATACTTCCTAGGATTATCTTTACTGTTTGGAGGGGTAGCCTTAGTTTTTCTTTTTAGTCTTCTTGGCATCCTTTAGTGCTTGGAGCCTTTGCTCGCACACCAGCCCAGAATTAAACTCAGGACACAGGTTCTTGTAGCCACACCAATTACAGAACTGGTTTTGCATGGCCTTGAAGTCGGGCTTCTTCATCTTACGTATCTTCCACATTTGATCAACCTTCTCCTTTAGATACTGTTTGATCTGATTCGGGGAATACTTACAAGCTACAAAGTTATTTGTCAGCGGGTAGTAGTGGGCAACAGATATGTTAGCTAGGGACACTCCCAGCTTCTTATGGATGGCGTAGGCATATCCCATCATCTGTCTATCTTGATACATGTCTAGCTCAGTGCTTTCGCGCTTGGATGTTTTATAATCGATAATAAGATACCCTCCGTCCTTTCCTTTGATAACTCGGTCAATGATCCCATTTAGTTTTAGATCTTTTTCCTTATCATAAATAATCTCGTAAACCATTTCAGTTGAGACTGTCTCAGCCAGTGTAGCGTTGAATCTTAAAAAGTTCTCCAAACATACTTTAATCTTAGGATTGTAGGTTTCTGAGAATGTGTAGTCTTTTTTGACATTCTCAGCTATAACAGTAAGTTGATCGAGCGTGTTAGCTTGGAAGCCATCCTCGAAGATTTTGTGGATGTATGACCCGAAGTGAAGAGGGTCAGTATTTGTCCTCTCCTCTTTGATACGATCAACATACCGATAACGGTATTTAAGTTGACATTCCTTGAATGTCTTAGATTTAGATTCTGAAATAGTATTTATGAACATTATAGCACCTCAAGTTATTAGAGACTACCTGACAGAGAAGTTTAAGGATGATTCTCGATATTCCTCTGGAGAGCGAGAATTAATTGTACCTTCTATTTTTGTGCCTAATGACTTCAAGCGTCATATGAGCATCAATTTAGATACGGGTCTATGGCAGTGTTTTAAGTCGGGTAACAAAGGGAACTTCCTACAGATCTACGCATATTTAGAAGGCATAACTTATAACCAAGCCGAGTCTGAAATACTCTTTAAAGAGCTTGATGGAAGTTTCGCTAAAAACTTAGAACCTTCTACTATAATCCCGCAGGCGGAAGCTGAGGACCTCCACCTTCTTCCCGTAACCGTTGAGGATTATACTTCTAATAACAGTCTGGTTCTTAAAGCTTGGACATTCCTTTATGAGCGTAAGCTATTTAATCTAGAAACCGAAGACTCCAAGTACTACGTATCCACCAAAGGACCATACGCTGGCAGATTGATTGTCCCTTTTGAGGAGGATGGTGAACTTTTTTATTTTCAAGCACGCACCTTAGGGGATCAGACTCCTAAATACTTAAACCCTTCTGAGGGGTGGCCTAAATCTTCTCATATACTTTATCCTTTCAACATGGGTGAAGATTATGTGGTTGTCTGTGAGGGGCCGTTGGACGCGATCTCACTCCAGATAACAGGTGTTAACGCTACTTGTACAATGGGATGTTCCGTATCACAGTATCAGGTAGAGGCGTTGAAAGACTTTACTGGCAGAATTATCATAGGGTATGATAACGATGATGCGGGAAGACGTGGCGTAGGAAAGTTTGATTACCTTAGACGCATAAAAAGAATGGCAGACCTTTACATCTGCCATCCTCCTTCGGAAGTTAAAGATTGGAATGATGCTCTAATGAAGGGCATCGACTTACAGGGGTTCGTCGAGCTTCGTACAATAAAGTACGATTACGACTATCTCATAAATCACCTCCTTACGACACTGTGAGATAAAACAGTGGACTTATGATTAGTTCATTTAGCAAGGTATATTTCGCTTGTACACTATAAGTTCCTGTTAAACTTCCGAATGTTCCATTTTGGAAAGATACTAAGTCTTTGATTGTCGTAGTATCCCAGTTAAGGATAAGGGTATTATCCTGAGTAATAGTCACTGGATTGCTCGTCGGAGTTGCCGCTGTATCTGAAAAGGATGACACCGTAAATGGTCCATCAAAATGTAAATCTTGATTCACTCTACGGATTTCCAGGGTAGCGTCAGTAATTACCGACTCCTTAAAGATATTTTGAACAGAGTGTAAAATATCCTGATTCTGAACGGTTGTTTCCGTGGTTATCTTCAGGTCTACTTTTTCTCCCAATCTAACATGCTTATTTAAAAGCTTGTTACTGGTGGTTAGAAGAAGAGGTTCTACAAAGGTAAAGAAGGTATCTTCATTTAACGTGAAGTTGTTGGTAAATACTTGGTAGTCTGAAGCCTCAGCCAGCTTCACTGTCCACATATCCACGTAATCTCCTACAGTGCTTGCCTCCGCTGCCGCAACCTGGACATTGTTCACGCTGTCGAATCCTGATAAAGCGAGCGTCTGATCGAAAACTACAACATACTCACCTTGTTTGATTCTATAAATACCGCTAGCTGTTAGTGCAGGGTTGTAATTAGTTACATCAAACTTATTCGAATTCTCAGCACCCACTGGTCGTGTTGCTCCCGATGCACCAAACTGCATTAAGGGAACTGCTGTGATGTTGTTATTAGCTCCAAGAACCGAGTTTGGACTTAAAGTAGCACTTTTAGCAAAAACAGACACTCCACTGATTTCGTAGGGATCAATGTAGGCTCCATCATTAATAAAGTAGGTTCTAAGACCCACCCTTTGGGTCATGTTAGGACGATTACCTCTATCTACGACTACTGTGTTGTTTACTTGCATTTCTTTCGTCTTCCAATTCTTTGGTTAAAAACTCTAAAAACACGTTTCGCTCAGAACGGCTCATGTCTTTAACATCACCATAGGTAAAACGGCAATGCTTTACAAGTATATAGGCTTCATATAGCAGTTCTTTTAAATTAAATGATCCCGCTATTTCCCTGTAAAAAAATCAGAAGTTATAGGTAACTCCATTACTTCGCTGTGGGAACAATAGTTACAGTCAAATCTAACTTTTGTATTAATACCGTAGTCAGCACCTCCTAAAGCATCTAAAATAACATGAGCGTCCTTTAAAGGTAGCTGCGGAATAACTTTAGAGATGACAGTTTTAGCCTCACATCCTCCGATGGATTCTACAAATCTCCAAAGATTACTAATAGCCTTCTCCCCAGTGCTAAAGTAACTTTCATCCTTAACTCTTGGTAAAGTTAACTTAACTTCCTTTTTTAATATAGGAAGCTCAATAGTAATAGGATTGGTATAATCGTCATCTACGTAAGTAACAGGCAAAGATCCCAATTGGAACTTTACTTTGTTTTCTGTTTTACAATTTTCACATGTAATAGAAGCATTGTAGTCGTCACCATAAGAAATTTCTCTAAGCTTCATAATCAGGTACAATTTGTCCATCTGAAGAAGAGACCCCACATCCAGGTTAGTCATACATCTAGAAAGTAAGATATTGATAATGTCAGATCCCCCACTTTTCTTACTCATCATTGCTCTTTCATCATCAAATGTCATAGGCTTTAGAGAAATCGGCTTTGATGGGTCTACTAAATTATAAAATTTATTTTTAGAAGGCAATTCTACAGCAACCTCATCATTACTGGGCATATTTTTTAAGATATTGTCAATAATTTGCTGTTCTGAGATTTGATTAATCTGTTCCTGGGGCTTTGGCGAGGCTTGTTCTGTCATAAAATACTCCTATATCTACAAATAGATATATTCTATAATAGTGTAATGAAAATCCACATAAATACACTAAATTCAAGATTAGAAACGGATAATCCTGATATTCTAGATGCTTTATATAGATTATACTCGGAGAAAGCTCCTGGATATCAATATTCTCCTGCTTATAAGAAAAGACAGTGGGATGGAAAAGTACACTTCCTAGCTAAAAATGGTACTTTTAGAACTGGATTACTTTCTAGGATACTAGATGACCTAAAAAAAATAGACTGCTCTCCTGATATTGTATACGAGGGAGGAGAAACTAAACCTAACTACGATAAAAACTACACTATTAATAACTTTGAATATTATGACTATCAAAAAGAGCTTATTGAAAGGGGATTAGAGAATATGAGGGGTATAATCAAGTCCCCCACGGGATCTGGGAAGACACTGATTATGGCAGGATTGGTCAAAGCATTGGCTGGGAGGAAGATGGTACTGCTTTTTAATGCAAAACAGCTACTAACTCAAAGTTATGAATTTCTCACTAAAACGTGCGGAATGGACAATATCGGACTTTGTTACGGAGAAGGCTTCATTCAGGGTGATATTATGCTCTGCACTGTGCAAAGTATAGAAAGAATTTTAGATACACACTTAGAGGAAGCAGAAGTATTGATGGTAGACGAGTGTCATGAGTTTGCAAATGGTAAAACTACGTTAGCTGCTCTCAGAAGCTTCCCTAACGCTATCTACCGCATCGGATTCACAGCTACCCCACCATCCGATATTATTCCAAAACTCAATCTAGAGGGGTCTCTTGGCCCTGTATGGAGCGTTATAGATACATCTGGCCTAGTAGACTCAGGAAAGCTGACAAAGCCCGTTATCCAGCTAATAAACAGAGAGTATACAGCCAGTGGTATAGATGAAGATATGACCTATATGGAGGCATATGATGAGTATATTGTCTATAATGAGAATAGAAACAATATTATTAAGGATATAGTTAATGACATTAAAAAAAGAAACCCCAAAAGCCGTATCCTTGTTCTTACCAAATCACTTGATCACGGAAGAACCCTGGAAAAGCTGTTTGGAGGAAATTGTGAGTTCCTGCAAGGGAGTGATTCCATCGGAGAGCGGTATAACGCTATATCCAAATTCCGAAGACATAAAACTTCTAGTGTGCTTATTGGCACTAAAATCCTGCAAACAGGAGTTAACATTGAAGAAATCACCCATTTCATTAATGCAAGGGGTATGAAGTCTGAGATTGCTACTCTCCAAGCTTTAGGAAGGGCTTTACGCCGTCATAAATCAAAAGATAAAGTTTTTGTTTATGATTTCCTAGATAAAGAAAAATACTTAAAAGAGCACTCTCTTGCAAGAAAAAAACATTATACTAACGAAGGACACGAGGTGAGAATATTATGAAAAACCCTAACGAACTTAATGAAATACGAAGTAAGCTAAACACATCCGAAATATCAGATCTCAACTGGCTTCACGCAGAACTGGGAAATTTTCTAGCAAGTGATGATGTTAGCGTAGAGGGTATTACTAAGCTAGAGAATATGTCTAACTCCTTAAATAATCTAAGGAGAACCTACACACAAAGAGTTATCCGTCTCCTAAAGACGGGGCATCTCCTTGATTAGTTCTTAAGTTTAGTGTCAGGAACAGAAACTGTGGGGTTCTGTAACTTTAGTCTTAGGCCCCAATTTTCCATATCTCTCGTAGTCCAGTTATTTTCGAGCTTATTTTCTAAAGCGTCAAGTTTATAATTAATATTAGTAAGTTGGGAACTAATCCATACTACACCACTACAAAGGGCTACTACCATGCCTAAGGGCATTAAAGTTTCTTTTGAGATCATTATTTTTTTTTCTTGTGAAGTCATTATGCAATCCTAGTAATAGTTACTGTGGTTCCCGCCAGGAAGTTGGTATTACCACTAGCCGATGTAGCATCGATGGTAATGTCCCAAGAACTTCTAACTAACCCCACCCATTCAAAGGAAGCGGGTCTTGATTGATGGGCAATCCACGATCCCGCAGTCTTAAACAGTTCTGTAGCCCCTCCTACTGCGGTTCCGTTAACCTTGATATTGATATCTGTGTCTGGATTTGATGTAGAGTTGTACATTATAGCATTTAGGGTAATTTTGTAAATACCTTGAGAATCTCCAACATTCCACTTGGCTGTTCCACCGTCTTCGGTGGCAATAACATAGTCCATAAAGCTAGTGTCCCCCGCTGCTGCACCCACAGGAATACTCTTAACTATTTCAATATCGGATGCAGTAGTAATTCCGTTTCCAAGAGTGGTCAGGTTTCCAGCCGAGGACTGAGTTCCCGCAGTACCAAATCTAGTCCAAATAAATTGACCATGGACGTGAGGAATTCTTTGAGCAGCTAACGATGTCGCTATTGATCCATCATTATCAACTGTATAGGAAGTTGGGATAGTAATAGCTGATTCTAAGTCTACTGTAGCTCCGCAGACAGCAATACTAGATCCAAAGCTTCCTTGTCCGTCAATAGCAAGGTTACCAGTAGCTCCGATATCCCCCTTTGATACCAGACCCCCTCCAACTTCCGCGACAATGCCCAATACATTCATTGAAACTTTATTAAAGCCAGCATCCGCATCGCTGGCCGCATTTGCAAAAGTTTGAATAGGGATTTGAGCAGCAGTCTTATAGTCACTACCCACCTTCATGGTATCTGCTTCAATTTTCCCCGCACCAGTAGCTCGGAAAGTAATACCTATTTCCATCATCTCTACGGAAGTTGCTCCAGTTTTCCCATCTGGAGCAGTTATTAACCATTCAGGGTTGATTGTGCCTACGAATCCACCTCCAGGTAACCCTGGCACCGTTTTAAAGGTTTCTGGAGCCGTAATAAAATTACCTGAAGGGCCTCCACCAGAACTGCCGGGTGATCTATAAGAAAGGATTCTATTATCTGTTGGTCTTTCTCCAGTTAAAGAGTATTGTCCGTTGAGATTGTAGGAATGTGACCACGCTCCTGGGACGGATGATTCTAGCATAGATCCAGGACCAGTCGGACCAGTTGAGCCTTGTGCTCCAGCGGCTCCAGGGGCACCAGCGGCTCCATCAGCACCCACAACCCTTCCTAAATCAAAAGCACTACCTACTGCACCAGCGGAGTCTACATATTTTATGGTAAGGGTAACTCCAGTAATAGTAATACCTGTGTATCCTCCACCTGTCATTCCTGTTAAACCCGTAGGGCCAGTTGGTCCAGTTGGGCCTGTTAGTCCTGTTGGTCCTGTTGGTCCTGTTGGTCCTGTTGAGCCTGTTAAACCCGTAGATCCTGTTCCTCCTGTTGGTCCAGTAGGTCCAGTAGGTCCTGTCGGTCCTGTTGGTCCCGTAGGTCCTGTTAAGCCTGTTAAACCCGTAGGCCCTGTTGGCCCTGTTGAGCCTGTTAAACCCGTAGGCCCTGTTGGTCCTTGCGCTCCAGCGGCTCCATCAGCACCCACAACCCTTCCTAGACTAAAGGCACTACCTACTGCACCATCTGGTTGCACATATTTTATAAAGAGGGTAACTCCAGTAAGAGTAATACCTGTGTATCCTCCACCTGTTGGTCCAGTAGGTCCTGCTGGCCCTGTTGGTCCTGTTAAACCCGTAGGTCCTGTTGGCCCTGTTGGTCCTGTTAGTCCTGTCGTTCCTTGTGGTCCATCTTGAGTTCTTCCAATAGCCTCCGCAGCCGAAAAGGTGCCTACGTCTGTTGTTGCTTCATTGTTTACTTGAATAGCTGGGGCAGTTGATCGCCATACAGTATACTCCCCATCTGGAATGGTAGTAATTGCCGTACTCCATATATCACCTGGAGCGGTAACGCTTCCTCCAACTACGCCTGTAGCCCAAGTATAAGTTATGGTATTGGTGGTAGGCGTAGTTGGGGTTCCCTCAGCCGTCGTTAAAACTGCATAAACAGGAACCCTAGTAACTTGCGGTCCTGTTAAACCCGTAGAGCCTGTTCCTCCTGTTCCTCCTGTTGGCCCTGTTGGTCCAGTAGGTCCTGTTGGCCCAGTAGGTCCTGTTGGTCCTGTTGGTCCTGTTGGTCCTACATCGCCAGAGCCAGAACCATTTGTACCTGATCTTCCTATTGCTTCAGCAGTATTAAAAGCTTCTGGGGTTGAGACAGTTTGTGCAAAACTTGTTTGATTTACTAAAGCGGTTGATCTCCATAGAGTGTATCCGTTAGCGGGGAGAGTGGGTATGGTAGCTGTCCAACTGTCGTCGGGAGTACCTCCTAAAATTCCAGTAGCCCAAGTATAGGTCAGTGATGCATGATTAGTTGGGGCAGTTGGGACGGGAGCAGTCGTTAGTAAAACTTTATAAACAGGGACTCTAGTAACTTGAGGACCAGTTGGGCCTGTTGATGCAGTACCACCACCACCTCCAGAAGATCCAGTAAGTCCACAGATAGGCGCACAGAGGCATTCCCCATCAGGAAGCTCTACAACTGTACAGACTCCATCTATTGAAGAAAGAATAAGGGGTGCGAACCCTTCCCCAGTGCAACCGTCAGTCATTATTAAGCCTCAGTTTCGTCCGTTTCAGCGTCATCCACTTCTTCTTTTTCAGTTTCTGCGCTCATACCCTGAAGGAGTTCTTCCATATCTTTTAACCCATTTAGAAAGTCTTCTTTGGATACAGAATCATTTTTCTCACCTTCCTCTTCGGATTCGGATTCTTCAGGCTCTTCTGTTTCTTCCTTAACCTTCTTCTTACCCTTTCTAAGGTCCTTTAGGTCATCGCCTTCGATGTCGCCATCACCATCTGCGTCGAGTTCTTTCTGAGCAGGGGATAATTTCTTTTTCTTCTTTACTTGCTTTGGATCATCCATGTCGCCATCATCAGCATCTCCCGTCTGAACAGCGAGATCGGAGCTTTCAGCGGCTCTCACGGAATCATCTTCAAGGTCTTCATCCCCTGTATCAGCATTTTCTGCTGCTTCAGCTTTCTTTTTAGCCTTTGCTTGCTCAGAGCTTAGGCCATCTTCAGCAGCCTGCCTCTTCGCTTTATCCATTAGAAGCTTTTCCTTAGCTTTCTCAATCAGTTCTACAACATCAACTTCTTGCTCTAGGATACTATCGAAGGAAATGTTCTCAACTAATCTAAAGTCTTCACAGAACTTATCGTATCCACAAGTTTCAAAACACTCTTGAAGAACATCATTTACATCAATGACTTCAACACCGTTTTTACTCTTAAGCATCTTACTAAGATCTGATAAGGTATCCTTAATAATGCTACCCTTTGGTGCCAATCTGGCAAGGGACTCAAAAATAACTACTTGAGTCTCTGACAAGCTACTAAATGTAGCAGTGTCTTTGAGGTTCTGGACATTGATGCCATATTTTTCGTTGAGTAGGTTGATGATGACCTGTTTAACAGGCTTTTTCATCTCAAATAGTCTTGCAACAAAAGTTTTAATTTCTTTTTCACTGATTGCAATACTATCCCCTAGGCTGAATGCGTTGCTAATACTTTCAAACAGTTGTTTTTTAGTAGTAAGGGCTAGGAAAGGAACTTCAATGATAGCTTCCACTAAAGTCTCCATCACTTCTTCGTCAGAATTTTCAAATACTAAAGTAGCAAGGTTTCTAATCTTAGCATTAGTAGCCCAAACATCTTCAAAGTTCTTTTTAGACTCTAAAAGCTCTTTCTTTACTAGTTCTTGCTTACAGATTAATTCATAAACCGACTTGTTAAGACCCTTAGAGATGTGATACTCGGGACTTTCTTCTAAAGTTTTATAAGTAATACGTGGGAAATCGAATGCTTGAGATACGGAGTTAGAAAGTTTAATGGCATTTTCAATTTCTTGTACTTCTTGAATAGTCTCTTGTTGTTCTTGTAGGAAATCCGTAAACTGGGGCATAACCTCTAAGAAGCGTTGGAATTGTGTAGTATTGATAATGTTCTGACTATCGCAAAATAAAGAAGTTTTCTCATCTAAACGAGACTTAACATTTTCAAACTTAAGCCTATTCTCCCAGAGTCCTAAGATTTCATCAAAGCTTTTATCTGCGTCACGGTAGGAGTCAGCGTTTAAGCTTCCAACAAAAGAGGTAACCTTGTCTTCAACAAAAGAATCAAAGACTCTGTTATCACTAAAGATACTAGACTCTTGCACTTGAATTTTAGAAAGGACAATATTATCCTCAAAGTTATACTCTCCTGAAATTACCTTACCCTTCTCACTTAAGTAGGCTACTTTACCAGCCTCACTGTCAATAGAAAAGAGTTCAATGTTTTCTCGTAATGAACGCCCTAAGCAATCACCTAATTTTAACAAATTAGTGACGGTTGAATTTCTGTTTTCGAATAAATGGTCAAACATATCTAACTCCTTGGTTTATGTTATTATAGACTATGGTTATATAGTTAAGATCTTTCTGTATTATTTTTGGTAATCTTTACATTTCTAGAGATTAACCGTTCAATAGATTTTAATCTTTTGCTATTAGGCCCCGATTCTTCTAGAATTTTTTGTTTTAGTTTTACTAAAGTGGACAAGTTAGCAGAGTTTATAGACTCCTTATTAAGGGAAGCCTTATTCTTCTCGGCTTCCATCCCTCTCTCAGCATCGGCCTGCTTACCGCCCTCATCTCTAGCGGCATCCGCATCCTTAGCCGATTGCTCCCTATCCATATCTTTGTCTTTTCCTTCTTGTTCCATTCCTGCTGAGGCTTCAGCCGCAGCCTGTTCCTCTGCGGCGGCATCTGCTTTCTCTTGCTTCTTAAGGTCCATGGTATGCTGAATCTCTTGGTCAGTCATATCGTAGAATTCTTTGTAGATAGTTTCTTTAGGAAATAGATCAAGCCCCAAAACGGCTTGGACAACTCGGGCTTTTTGTTCGTCAATCTCCATTTTTCGCTTAGTGAATACGTCACTAGAATCTGGAAGTTGAATTTTAACATCTTTAATAAGATTAGCTGGAAAGCCCACTAAAGCTAAATGTCTTTTAGCAATTTGTTCTAGTCCAATTTCAGCCTGCTGTTGAACTCTACCGATAACCCTAGCAAACTTAGCATCAAGCTGTGACAGGTTAGCCTTTCGCTCAGGAGACTTATCTTTTTCAACAATGTAGTCTTTAGGAATCTTAAGTGCTGCAAGAAGCTTGTCTCGGAAGTAGCGAACATCGTCAACCTCTCCTAAGTTCTGCGCTCCTGGTAGCGTATCAATCTTAGTTCCTTGGCTACCTCGTGTAGGCACATAGAAATCTTCGTCCGCACTTAACGGATTGTAGCGTGCATCAATAGTGCCTGTATTGTTATCGTAGTATTTTTCCTTCTTGAATTTTTCTTTAACCTTTTCAATAAACATCTCAGCCTTGGTGGCTGGCATGTTGGCTACATCAATATAGAAAATCCTTCTTTCGGGTGCTCTGGATAAACGGTAGATAAGCATCGCATCTTCCATTAACTTCAATGAACGGAACACTCTAATGGCTAAAGCAGCGATAGATTTCCCATAGGGATAAAATGCTGGATCTGAAGTACGAAGACGGAAGTGGACAATCTGGTTTCTATCTAATGTAAGGAATTTAGCACCCGCCATGTTGTCAGCAACACTTCCATATGCAGCCCAATCATTAGAGTCAGGAATCTCTTGTAGGAAGTCAGTGAGATATCCATATTCATTTTCTACTCTAATAATAAAATTAGGATTAAGAACCTTCATTCTTTGAAGGCCCTTCTTAGGGTTATTAATATCAATGATTGTCTCCATAAAGCAATCACCATACTTAACCATGTTTCGAATAATATCCCAGTAGTCTCTCTCTAAGTGAATTTTAGTAAACATACGGTTTACTTCGTCTACTACCATCTGACTGTCACTAAGCACTGTCCACCTTTTATTTCTAAGGTTTTTCTGAGTAGCGTCATCAGCATAAATATCAAAAGCGGTACCGATTTCTGGGTAATCGTCCATCTCTTCGTATCGAGCGTATCTCTCTCGCCGAGTTCGTTCCAGTTCAGGAAGCTGAAGAGCAGTCCTGTTGAGACTCCCCATTGCTGGGGTTTCTCCAGGTTTAACAACATCTGCGCTCTGAACAGTATCCCCTGCGAGATTAGCTTGAGGAGTGGACCCATCGTCACCTTGTCTGGCGATGTAGGGAGCAGCCTTTGTAGCAAAGAACCTAGCGAGGAATTGGCCTAACCGTCCCGATGGGTAAAAGTAGGGGCCAATTCGACCGTCTCCTCCACCCGCACCGAACTTGGTATTACCAATTGCGTCTTCGTTTAATTTGTCATCCTTGTCTAATTCATCAGCCATCGTAAATCTTCCTCTAATTGTTGGTCGTTTCCGTCGTGAATTACCGCTCTATGTGGCTCGGGAACTCTTTGCTCAGATTCTTCTGACGCTCTCATCTCCATAGGACCACCAGCCCCTAAAGTATGTAGTAAGAATACTGTTATAGATAAACTCATAATTAAGTCATCATGTTTTCCTTCATCTGCGGTAATCTTACCATTGTCATCAATAATAAAAGTTAAAAGCTCCTCTACTGTTCTTTTAGAATTAAGTTTTAGAATGTTATTTCTAATATATTCCTCCATTCGGGCTAAAAGCTCCTCACGGTTTCTAGTCGTGATTTGAATCCCGAAGTCAGTTTTATCATCTATCCATAGATTATCATACTCCATGACGTTAAACATCCAATCAATTAAGTTATTACCAATGGTATTTCTCTCAATGATTACGGATGCATTATTATATAGATTAGCTTCAGTAGTTAAAATTTGAGCAAGTTCGTTAATTGGAGTTTTATTAGAATAAAACTCAGCAACTTGTTCTCCTGTGTAGGAGTTAAAAATATGGAAAGCTGAGTTATCACGTTCTCTACCCAAACTTACATCCACGCCAATAACATATTCGTGCTCTGGCTGTGGCTCCTTCCAGACCCTCATCTTGTTGTTATACTTGATCCAATAGTCCTCATTGATCTCTTCTACTAGCCTTGTAAGTAAATAACCATCAATGTAAGTATCTCCTGTACCTAGGAATTCACATTCATATTCTTGAAGCCATTGTTTAAGGGGCATATTAGCTTTAGTGGTTGCTTCCCATTTGTCTACATATAGATCTTTCTTTTCCATTTCGAGGTAAAGATCCTCAAAACCTTCCATTCTTCTGTATTCTGGGTGAGATTGCCAGTTGATGTCAATAGGGTTAAACGAGTTCTCGCCAGCTACTGCTTTATGGTAAACATCGTAATACCAATTACCTACCCCGTTAACCGTTGATAAAACAAACGCTCTACCCCCTGTAGAGATAATTGGGTATACAGCAGCCCAAATGGTATGAATATTCTCAATAAAAGCAGCCTCATCGATAATCAGAAGGGATCCTGCCAGGGATCTACCAGACTGCTTACCAGACGGTCGGGACTTAATTGTAGACCCTGTGGACAGCTTCATTGTATGCTTATTGTCCTCAACCATCTTAGGTTTGATGAAGGATGGAAGCTCCTCATACATAATTTTAATTCTATCTAAGACTTCTGTAGATTCGGCATCACCCTTAGATAGAATAACTACCTGCTTATGTTTCTGGAAAACAATCATCCACAATGAGTAAGCTGCGGATATAGTAGTACACCCCGCCTGTCTAAATTTTCTAAGGATGTTAAACCTATTGCCTTCTAAGGCATCCAGGATATCGTGTTGAAAGGGGTATAGCTTAAATGGAACCAACCCTCTTACGGGGTGGGTTACTTTAATGTAGTTAGAAATAAAGTAAGTAGGGCTTTCTTTACATCTTTTAAATTCTTCTATTAATTCTGATTTTTCCATAAAGGATCTTTATATAGCTATTATAGCACATAATGGTATGTTGGATATTAGTAAGTTTTGGAATGACCTTTACGGTTACACATAGTAAAATTTGTAAAGATCTTAGAGAAGGGGCAGAGCAAATCCATCCAAAGCTAGGCGAATTAGTTAAGTGTCCTATGTGCTTGGGATTCTGGACGGGATGCTTTCTAAGCCTAGCCTGGAGAAGTATTACGGGAAACTTTATCCTAGACGGATTTCTTTCTCTAGCAACCTGCTGGTTACTTTTTGCGCTTAGTTGGGGTCTAGCTCTACACGATGATAGAGTATAGTCAACACCCGTTACTACAGCGAGCACATCTAGGAATCATAAACCTTTTTAATGTCATTATTTTTTCTTCTTCTTAGAAGCTACTTCGTAGCGTTGATCATACTCAATAGCCGCTGAAGGCTTTAACGCTTTGAATAATCTTTTGGCTAGATAACGACCTACCACGTGGTCCTGTGGAAAGTGTAAGCCAGCCATTATACGTCCCTGCCCACACTCCTCAGCAGCCTTCAGAAGATTAGAGCGATGTTCGGGATACTTAGACCCATATATCTCTGCGATGAGCCTAGCCTGCGTTGTATGGCCGCTAGGGTAAGAGGGAGTCTTAGCAGTAGCACTTTTAAAGACATCCACCTCCATACCGAAGTAGGAGCAGAGTTGATGTGGCCTGGGCCTGTTAAATTTATTCTTTAGACCACTGATGATTACTGAGGACTCGTCTAAAACTCGGTTGATATACTTTTGGTCATACTCAAGACCGAAGATTGACATATACATCTTAACAGAAAAAGCAGGGTCTTTATCATGTTTTTTAATACTTTTTTCCAGAGCTTCTTTTCGAATATAGGATGCTCCCTGTACTGCAAGAAGATCTTTAGCAGTATCTAAGCTAGAGTTAGCTGGGGGAGGAGGCAGTTGGATAAAATTAGCTTCTTCTCTAAATAAAGAAGTAGCACCTTTTAAGGTCCTCGGTTTTTTTGAGAATAGTAAATCGTCTATGGGTTCATTCATCTTTAAACCTTTTAAAGACTAATATTATTTAGCCTTATCTTTTTCTTTCTTAGAAACTACTTCTGCATCTCTTTTCTTGCCCATCTTTTTAAAAGTCTTAGCAAGAGCTTTCCTACGCGGAGTGCAAGAAGACTTTGACATTGGAGTACAAGCTCCCTTGTTATCGGGATTTACAGCCTTCTGGATCCAATCTTTATTTTTTTCTTTTTCCTCAGTTTTGCCACCTGAAGGGCTGAGATCTTCTTTCTTCAGCTTAGTCTTCTTAGAAGCCACTACCTTTCCAGGGTTTGACATCTCCATCGGACCTTCGTCTTCAGCATCCATATCAGCTTCTTGATCATCATGTGCATCAGGATCCCCCCCAGTAGACGGGCTGTTTGGCAACGCATCATCATCGGATTTCCTATTACCCATTGCTTCTTTCTTCAGCTTTCGCTTCTCAGATAGTTTAACCCTTTCAATAAATTTCATAGTTTAATCCTCATCTTATATAGAGACTAAGGCCCGAAGGGCCGTCGAATTTTTTAGCTAAGATCCGGTCCCCCCGTCTATATATTATAGTTCCAAAAGGAGGCACTACCATGAATACTAGCAAGATACCCGAGGAGACCCCTCAGACCCAGTTTATTGTCAAAGATACTAACTCCGCAATTAAAATTAAACGCGAAGAATCTAGAAATGATGCAAGAAGATACAAAGCAGTTGTAGCTAAGTCTAGAGAAGAAGCTAAATTAGAATTAGCTAAATTAAAACTGCAAATGACCGCGAGAGAATCCGCTTCAAAGCACATCGCAGTTTTTGGACCTCTTTATCTTCTTTTACTAGTGGGAGCTTTTCTGTATGCAGTTCAATACATTCCCTCAAGTGAAATTAGCGTTGTTTCTTCAATTTTAACTCTGCTCATAACAATGTTTGGTGCAAACCTAAGATCCATCGTGGCGGGAGAAACCGATGGTCCTCCAAAAATTGAAGAGAAAGTAACAACTAAAGAAAGTAAATAACCTACATACTATAGAGGAATCACACTACCTCACATTTTAGGAGAACACAAAAATGGCATTACCACCCCCAGCCCCAGTATTTAACCCCGCAAGTCCCACTAATCCTAACTTAGGGTTCTCCACAGAAGCTGGAGCAAGTGGAGTACAGGATTGGTGGGTGCATGTTCAAACAGTCGATATTATGTATGTTAGAAGAAACCAATACAATGGTGACACTAGCAGTACTTTAACTGCTCCTGCGGTTACTTCGAATTACTTAGACATGAACTGCACAGTGCAAACTCAAAATGAGGTTTACTATGACGTAGCCTTCTCCTCAGTAGGCAGTTCCTCTACAGGGCAACTATTTGACCCGCATGTTCTACAAGTTCAGACCGCAGCGGCAAGTGGAGGCTTTGGGGAAACTGGGGTAGTTAGTACAAGTGCTATGGGTATTATTAGGCGACCAGTTAGAAAAGATGCTGCTGGAGCTATTTTAGATCCTACAGGAATCTGTACACAAAATGTTAGTCTAGTAGTAGATGAGATGCCAGGGGCATATGAAACAACTTTTGATACTTCAGGAACCGTAAACGGTATTCTAGCTCAGGCTATGGGACAATTAGCAGTAAGATGTCCTACCTTTAAAGCTACTTTAGTGGATCTCTAATGGTAAGACCAGTTTCTCAATTCAAAGAACGCTCTCAAGAAGGTGAATCGGAAGAGGTTTGTGTATGCACAGTGACCAGGGTTTCAAATGTTCATATTCTTTATGACCCTAATGACATGTTTAATTATTCTATTCAGCTTGACATTATTCAAGTGATTGAATGTTGTAAACTGGGGCAAGCTTATAACTTCATCAACCAATTCGATATAGCTGAAGGGGGTATAGGTTATAACTCTTCTAGACAGAAACAATTTCCTTCTAAAAGATGTCAATGCCCCATTGCTTTGGACAACGGTAGAACGCTATTCCCGAATGGGCACATCGTTTCGGCCATTCATAAACTTTATACACTAAGTAGCACAGGAAAACAACGTGGGCGAATAGAGTTCAGGAATGGTACCCCCTTCCCTTATGAAATGCCTGAGTTTGCAAAACAAATTTTAACTTCTCCAACGCAACAAATTACACTAGGCGTTGGAGTAACTTACCCCATCGAAGAAGAGATAGGCAAGGAATTGGCAACAGAGCTAAATAAAACCGATGTTGATTCTGAAGGATTCCCCACTCTAAACGCGCTTAACAATTGTAAGGAATGTTGTAAGTGAGGACTAATACAGGTTAGTGAAAAACAACTGCAAGTCTTGTGGGGTGGATCGATCCAGCAAAGGTTGGAAAGCCTCCTCGTCCTGTAAATCTTGTAGGTCCGCTCGAAGGAGAAGGAAGAGAGCCAGAGCTAATATACACGGCAAGCACACTAAGGAAGAGCTATGGCAGATCTACATTAACCAACGTGCCAGTTGCTTATACTGTGGCATCCACATCCCCTACTTTGGCCCAGATTCCCATGTAGATCATTTAGTCCCCATCTCGGCGGGGGGCAGCAATTCAGCAGAGAATTTAGTGTGGGCCTGTGCCACCTGTGATGAAAGTAAGTCCGATATGCTTATTACTGATTGGCCCGATTTACCCGTGTGGCATAAAAAATATCTTTAAAAATACTTTTGCGATGAAGAGTATATATCTGTAATATGATATTATCTCTACTACTTGCGTTAGTCCCTCAGAGTCCAATAGGAACGAACTTAGAGGGTGTTAAAGACTGGCATACTCAGACTCCATTCGTAGATGCTTTTAAAAGTTCCCGAGAATGGATCAGTCACCAAGCTAATCCTCATCAATGGGGTATAGGTCCCGCAGTCATCACAGACGAGCTAGGCTGGCCTCAAAGCCTTCAACCTAATCAGCACATAGAGTCCATCATATTTGCTGGAGGCTCTCCTACATACCCTGACGGCGTTTATACGATACGTTACAATGGAATAGGAACTATAGTTCCTAGAGTGGGTGGTGATGGTTCTTTAACTATATTAGAACAATCACAAGGGCATATAAAGATCAGTTTGCAGGTTCCGAGTAATGGGCTTTTTAGTCTTAGGATTACGGACATTGTACAACCGATTGAAAACATCAGAGTATACTTACCCGGCTTTGATAACTCTACAAGAATTTTTCATCCTGATTACATTAAGAGTTTAGAGCCTTTCGATACGCTTAGATTCATGGATTGGGGTCGTACGAATAACAGCCCTGTGGTTTCATGGTGGAATGCTACTAACTTTTTTAATTACACTCAAGCTACTGATCGAGGTGTGCATCCTTTGTACATGATTGAGTTGTGTAATCAGAC